TTGTCAGCATTGAAGCGACCCTCTGCATCAGGTTTTACAACGACTTCACCTTTGGTGTTGGAGAAGATGGAAACATTACCCTTAAAAATCATTGCCATGATAGGCTCCTTGTAAAGTAGGTTACTGAAAGTGCGGTAAGCAGAACGCCGACCGCTGAGGGCAGACTACCCCAGCCCAAAAAAAACGTCAAGTGCGGCCTCGTTCTCTAAGAGAATACGAGTGTAAAGTATTGTTTAAGCGCGTAAACAATCTAAAAGATGTTGCTAACACAGGTGAACAATCTGTGTCAAGTTAGGGTGTTACAGATTGTTTGAAACACGTTGAAACCCGCATGAATACTGGTGTTGTGGGGTGTGTCAAGTTAAACAATCTAAATAATCTGTGGTTTTAGAAATGAAGTGGCACACCGCAAAAAGAAAAAATTGTAGAGAGCATCTTGCTGAGGAAAGGGTATATAAAAAGTGTAGATTATACAGATTATATATATTGTTTCTCTATGGACATTATTTGTAAGTGGTTGATTCCATTGGCTTTTATAATTGTAAAGTGTAAGGTTATACCATCTAAAAAGTGGCTCGTTTGCCTAAATAATCTACAGATTGTTGTAAATTCACAGATTATTGTAAAGTTATAGCCACGAAATTACAGAGAAAGTGTTCATACTGTGTGTAATCAGGCTTTAAAGCGAGCCGCGACCCCCCGACGTATGGTTATATATAAGATATACAGAAGGAGTGACCCCCCTCGGTTCTGCTGTGTGATGTATGTAAGGTTTTTTAGGACAAAAAAAGACCCGCTTTCGCGGGTCAGTGGTTACTTTATATGTAGTGCCATTTTGCGTGCTCACCTTGTGCTGTGCTGTCACGTTTAATCATTCTGGTAGCTACAAAGATTGTCCAAAAGTTCTTAGCACCGTATTGCCATACTGCATACCAGAACCCGTGGCGTTCCATAGATGCTTTAACATAAAAAATAGATGGTCTCATGTCATTCTCCAGTGGTTAAAAAAGAACCCAGAGCCTGTCACGCTCTGGGTCAGTGGTCAGTGTCAGTTGAAGTATTTTATTAATGCAGCTAGTTCATGCTGTACTTCACCGTATTCTTTGCATACTCGCTCATATCTTTTCACAAGCTCGTCGGGAACATCTACCACTTCTTCAAGATTTTCTGTTCTGTCTGCGGGCATAAGGCAAAAGACAGGGTATGCTTCATCTGCGTCGATCCAGTATTTCATGTCATTCTCCAGTGGTTAAAAAAGAACCCGGGCACTGTCACTGCCCGGGGTCAAGGCTCTTTAGGCCAACTTGGTCACTTTAGGCCGGTTGGGCTGATTGTCGTCACGCTTGGGTAACACCGCGATGTACGGGTTGCCGTAGCGATTAGCCAATAAGACCGCTTCCGTACCACCTTCGGTTAAGAACAGCGAGTATTTGTTGATACTTGCTTTATTCTTTTTTCCCAATTCCAGCATTTTGGTATGCAGAGCGGGGGCCTGAGTGGAATCCCATGCGCCTTCGGGGTCACGCTTGATAGCGATCTCACCCTTAGAGTTTAGGACAACGGACACCTTACCTTCAAAAGTTCTATTTGACATAGAATCTCCAGTATGACCAATTGTTAAAGAGCAGGCGAGTAGGTCAATTCGCCTACTCTGTCAGCGATGCGATCACCGCCGACAAATTCAGACTCTCATAAGTTGACATAAGTGTCAAGTCGCAGGAGAAAATATAACCACAATGTTTGAAGGGTTATTTGCTCGGCTTGTCGTTTGGCTTGTCATTGTCAAAGCAAGAGGGGGCACATGGGGGGGGTACATGGATTGCGCAGCGCACGGCCCCCCCTACTAGTAGTAACCCGCATAAAGCACGACCCCAAAAATAGAACGTGTAAAGTTAGCTTGAATTAAACCGGTAATTTGTGCTCGGGGTATCCATCGCGCATACACAAACATCTTGTTGTATTGTTGTCCAAAGTTCTTAAACCCCCGTTTGTAGTTTGCTTGTGGGCGCACGTAATGTCGGTTATGGCAGTAATCCCGGAGGTACGGGGGTGCGCAATATTAGGGGTTGACACATCCGTCTATCTGTCATAATCTGCGCTCATGGACAACCTTCCTCTCAATCACACCAAGTGGAATGATCGACTGGCCTTTGATGTAGCGCTGACCCTTGAGGGCAGCGGGGATACGCTCCAAGAAATTATGGGGCGACACAGCATCACAGCCAGTGACATTCTTGTGTTCAATGCCGACCACATATTCTTAAAGAAGGTAGAGCACTACCGCACCGAGGTACGGGACAAAGGGCTGACATTCAAACTCAAAGCTCGCGCACAGGCTGAGGAACTCCTGACCACATCTTGGCTCCTTATCCATGACGGCGCTGTGTCTCCTGCTGTCAAAGCCGACCTAATCAAGTCCACCGTAAAGTGGGCGGGGCTAGAACCTAAAGATTCTGGCCCACAGGATCAGAGTACCGGCGGTGTGAAGATAACCATCAACCTTGGTAACGACCCTCGGGATGCACGCACCATTGAAGCAACCACTACTGAGATTGAAGATGCAACTGCCATCGAACATTGAAGACCTGTTTACCCAAACCTACAATGGATTTAAAGCCATAAAACTGCGTAGCGCCAGCGAAGCTATCATGGTAGAAAACGCATTACAACGCGCCGAGAAGTCTTACCAAACCAGAATCATACGAAGTAAGAAGCACGGACGCGAGTTTATTATTGCGCTGGTTAGCTCAAGCGAGGAATTAGCATATGCCGCTTGACATCAACTACACCCCACCGCCTACAGGCAAGAGGTTCATGGCGTCCAGTGCCAAGATGCGCACAATCGTGGGGCCAGTGGGTAGTGGCAAAAGTGTAATGTGCTCTTTTGAGATTGTGCGCAGAGCGTCGATGCAAGAACCCAACGCTCAAGGTATACGCAAGTCCCGGGCCGCTGTGGTGCGTGAAACAGTACGCCAGTTGCAAGACACGACGATCAAGACCTTCCTCGATTGGTTCCCGCCCGGACAGTGCGGGGCGTACATGCGTACGACCAAGACGTACTTCTTCAAGGTGGGTGACGTAGAGTGTGAGATTATGTTCCGTGCACTGGACGACGCGGATGACGTAGCCAACCTGAACTCACTGGAGTTGACCTTCGCGTGGTTCAACGAGTGCCGCGACATTCACCCCGACATCGTGGATGCTATGTCCAAGCGCATTGGGCGGTTCCCCTCAGCCAAAGACGGTGGGCCGACGTGGCATGGTATGTGGGCAGACACTAACCCGCCGACAATGGATACATGGTGGTACTACCAGATGGAGGGGCTTGACCCAAAAGATGGTGTGTCAGCCAACAACAATGGCTGGGATGTGTTCAAGCAACCCTCGGGGCGCAGTCCTTACGCTGAGAATATTGAGAATCTGCCCGATGAGTACTACGATACGCAAGGGCGTAGCGAAGAATACATTCGTGTATACATCGACGGTGAGTATGGCCTGTCAAGTGCGGGTATGCCGGTGTACAAATACTTTCGGGCAGACTACCACATGGCGAAGGAACGCCTACGGCCTATCGTCAACGGAGTTCGGCCCATCGTTATTGGCATGGACTTAGGGTTAACCCCAGCAGCGGTGCTAGGGCAGCAAGACCCACGAGGCCGTGCCCTCATACTTGATGAGTGTGTATCGTTTGACATGGGGGTGCAACGGTTTGTGCGCACCATGCTCAAGCCCCTGCTATACGAACGATTCCCCGGCGCTCCGGTGTTCGTCATCGTTGACCCAGCGGGTACCCAGCGGGCGCAGACTGATGAGCGCAGTGCAGTGGACATCATCAAAGCTGAGGGGATGAAAGTTATTCCGGCTAAGACCAACGCCGTTGCAGCCCGCATCAATGCAGTAGACGAGTACCTCATGCGGCAAGTAGACGGTGACCCAGCGTTCCTTGTTGACCCCCGATGTACACAGCTTAAGGCAGCCATGATGGGTGGATACCGCTTTAAGCCCAAGGGCGACGGTGATATTGACAAGAACAAACATTCGCACGTAGCTGAAGCGTTGCAGTACCTCATGCTGCACATTGCCTCGGCGGGCGCGGGTTCGGTACTTTCGCAACGCCGTGATGTTAAAGCAGTTGCGTCTGCGGGATGGACGTGATATGCTTGCGGTACTGCACTCGCAGTTGTCACCTCCCCTAGTTGGGATTTTGCCCCCTGTGTGCTCCCCTGCCACCGGGGGCTTTCTTTTTTTTAGGCAGTGTGTATACTGGCGCAACTCTAAGGAGCAGCTATGCAATGTGGTCAAGGCAAACCGTTCACAGTAACGTCTACTAACTCTAAGATGGGTAGCGTAGCCGTCAGGTCTTATGAGAAAGGTGGGGCGGTAACAGAATCTGACGAACCGTCTCGTGCAAACGTGTCTGGCGGCGGCGGTTCTATTAAAGACGGTGTTGCAGGCGGTGGTCGTGTCGGGTATCGTTTTGACGCTGGCAAAGATTCAGATGTCACCGTTGGTGTTTCTGGTTCAGGAGTCTCTACTAAAGATTACAAAGATGTTAAAGCTACTGGGGCAGATGTAACTTATCGTAAAGGGGGTACATCTGTTGGGGTTGAAGTTAGTAGAGGACGCTTTACTCCTAGCTTTAGTGGTAATCCTACTGCTGGTACATTTGATCCTAATGACCGCCGCGTCACGTTTAAGCTTAAGAAAGAATTTTAATGGCTGGACTGACATTTCTTCGCGTAGTCAACAATACCGAACTTGCTCGGCAAGAACGGGAAACTACTGACCGCGCTTTACAAGAGCGTCAGAACCAATCCGTCATCCTTGGCTTAGCGGGATATTTGCGCGAGTGCTGGGATGTTGCTCAGATGGCAAAGCGTCCTCTTGAGCAGAAGATGTTGCAAGCGCTACGTCAACGTAACGGTGAGTATGATGCAAGCAAGCTACAACAGATTCGTACACAAGGCGGCTCTGAAATTTTTATGATGATCACAGAGGTCAAGTGTCGTGCGGCTGAGTCGTGGCTGCGAGACATCTTGCTGGATGATGGCACACCACCGTGGGACTTAAACCCAACACCTATCCCTGATCTAAGTCCTGCGCAGTCCAAGGAAGTACAGGGCATCTTTGCAGAGCGTGTGCTCAAGATGGTTGAAGACTACGGCAAAGCACCCAACGCTGGTGAGATACGTGAGATCAGAGAGATGGTGTCGCAGGAATATCGCTTTGACATTTTGCAACAGGCACAGGTTCGTGCCGACAAGATGAAGCTCAAGATTCAGGATCAGTTTGCACAAGGCGGCTGGGGTGATGCGTTTAACGACTTCGTCACTGATTTGGTTACTTACCCCTGCGCCTTTATCAAAGGGCCAGTGGTGCGCCGCCAGCGTGTGTTGGGTTGGAAGGTAGACGACACAGGTCGCACGGTTGTTGAGCCTACTGAACGACTTGGCCCCGAGTGCGAGCGGGTCGATCCATTTTATATATACCCTGAACCGGGGATCAGCAACATCAACGAGGGCTACTTGTTTGAGTATCACCCTTTGAGTCGGATGCAGTTGTCTGATTTGATTGGTGTTCCGGGCTACGATGACGATGCTGTACGTAAAGTGCTGGAAATCGGCAACGGTATGTCGTGGATTAACTTGGATGTAGAGTTACAGAAGAACGAGGAGGAGCGTAAGTTCTACTCGTACATGAAACCTACAACTGAGTTTGATGCACTAGAGTTTTGGGGCAAAGTCAGTGGCAAGATGCTCATCGAGTGGGGTCTGACTGAAGAAGACGTACCCGATAGCGCACGAGAGTACGATGCCAACGTTTGGATGGTGGGTAATATCGTCATCAAAGCCGTGCTGAACTACGACCCCTTAGGTGAGAAGCCGTACTGCAAGACTTCGTTTATCAAGTGCCCCGGCGCATTCTGGGGTAAGGGTATACCTGAGATTATCGAAGACTTGCAAGGCGTGTGTAACGCTGCCGCACGTGCGCTTGTCAACAATATGGGTATCAGCAGCGGCCCGCAGGTTGAAGTCAACGTAGAGCGTTTGCCGCCAAACGAAGACATTACTCAGCTTGCACCTTGGAAAATTTGGCAGACTATCAACGATCCCGTAGGATCGAGTGCCCCTGCTATTCGGTTTACACAGCCCGACTCTCGTGCTAGTGAGCTTGTATCTGTGTACGACAGGTTTAGCAAGTTGGCTGATGATCACTCAGGCATTCCTGCCTACGTGTATGGTGACCTCAACGTGCAAGGCGCTGGACGTACGTCGTCCGGCTTGTCCATGTTGATGGGCGCTGCCGGTAAAGGTATACGACAAGTCGTGATGCACATTGACACCGATGTGGTCAAGCCCATTGTTATGCGCCAGTTTGTGTATAACATGCGCTACGACGAAGATGAGTCAATTAAAGGCGATGTTCAAGTTATTGCTAAGGGCGCAATTAACCTTGCGGTCAAGGAAACTGTTAACATTCGCCGTATCGAGTTCCTTAACGCAACCGCCAACCCCGTTGATCTTGAGATTCTCGGTAAGGATGGTAGGACAGCGATTCTTCGTGAAATCGCTAAAGGGTTGCAGATGCCTGTGGATGAAGTTATTCCATCTCGGGAGAAGTCAGGTTATCAAACTCAGATTCAAGCTAGGGCGACAGCGGCTGCTGCACAACAGCAAGCGCAAGCCCCAGCATCTGGCGGAGAGAATCCTGATGGATCACCCAAAGGTGGAATGGAAGCCAACACAGTGCAGAATCGTGTGAGCGGGAAGGCAGCATGATTAAGCCTGAACCGCAAGTGATCAAGGCATTAGCCTTGTTTGTTCGACAACACCCAGATTTTCTGGAGTGGCTTGAAGGATGGCGCTTGCGCGAGCTAGATCAGTTACCGAACGCAATCAACAACACCGCAGTGTTTCAGGGGCGCTGCCAAGTGTTAAGTGAGTTGACAAAACTCACTAAAGAAGCCCCTGCGTTGGCGGCAAAGTTATGATGAAACTCGCCGTCTTTAATCACGCACACCAATAGGAGCGTTCAACATGGCAATACCAGAGCAAATTCGTAAGCAGACCGAGGCAGTTCAGCAGTTGTATCAACAACTCAACCCGGACGACAACACAGGCGAATCAACATCCGCCGATGGCACCGTCACGCCCGTTGAGAATAGAGATAACACGCCACTTGCCGACACTAACTCTGCATCGAACAATGCTGCTCCGTCATCCGCAAATGAGCATAAGTCGGATGATGACAACCTGCCGGAAGAAACCATTGTCCAGAAGTACAAAACACTTCAGGGTATGTACAACGCCGAAGTCCCCCGTCTGCACCAACAGAATCGGGAGATGTCAAGTCGTGTACAGCAGATGGAACAGTTGCTTGCATCACTATCCGCACAGCAAACGAGTGCTCAGTCGCAACAGATTGTCGAGAAGATTGTTACCGACAAAGATGTTGAGGAGTATGGCGAATCGCTTGATGTGATGCGTAAGGTGTCCCGTGAGGAGTTAATCCCTATGGAACAACGCTTTACTCAGATGGAACAGATGTTTAGGCAGATGCAAACTAACGTAGTGCCGCAGGTGCAAGCCGTAGCACAACGTCAGCAAGTATCCGCAGAGCAAGGGTTCTGGGCTGAACTGACTAGTGTTGTCCCCAACTTTCGCCAGATCAATGACAACGACGCATTTCAGTCGTGGTTATTGTCGGCTGATCCGTTGACGGGCATTACTCGCCAGACATATCTCGACGATGCGCAGCGTTCGCTTGATGCAAAACGTGTTGCTAATTTCTTCCGTGCTTGGCTAGAGTCTACTGGACAAGCCGCAGTTGCTCAATCCACTGGTCGCGCTCAAAACTCTGAATTGGAAAAACAGGTTACCCCCGGTCGTTCAAGAAACACTGGAACACCTGCGACTACTAATCAAGGTAAAATGTATTCACCACAAGACATCCAAAAGTTTTTTAACGATGTCCGAACTGGTAAGTACAAAGGCCGAGAGCCAGAGCGTGACCGAATCGAACGCGATATTTTTGCTGCACAGCGAGAAAAT